GAAATGTCACGCCGCGCTGAACCTGAAAACCAAAACGCGTTGGCTCGGTAATGGACACGCAAGTTCTTTTTAACATTGCTGTAAGTTTGGCTGGCGCTTTGGGCGGCTGGGTGTTGAACAACATTTACCGATCCATTGAGCGCCTGGACACCGACGTGCGGGCAATGCCACTGAACTACGTCACACGCGACGACTACCGCGCTGACATGCGTGACGTTAAAGACATGCTTGGCAAAATATTTGACAAACTGGACAATAAAGTAGACAAATGAATGCGCTGGCTTATTTTCTTACTGCTGTTGGGGCTAGTGGGAGCCATAGCCAAGAACGGGTGTCACGTTCGCGAGTTTTATGGAATTGGCTACACAACCCACAACCCGATAGAGCGTCACACAGAGATGCTGGCGTGGTTAGAGCGCAATGCGTCTTATTGCAAAACAGACGATTATGTGACAATCTGGAACAACCTGCCCAATTGGGCGGGAACTTCGGATACTGCGCAGCTTAGAAACGCAGTCATCAAAGGTTATGCAGATGCACTTGAGCGAGATAAAAAATGAAGGTCAGCTACGACAAGTGGTATCCCGTAGTTCAGCCCCGAGGCATGGTGCAACAGGAAGCCTTTATAAAGAAAGTGGACAAGCAAAATGCCGAACATGCTTTACAAGTGCAAATTGACAACACGGTCAAAAAGTTTCACCAGTACGAATACGAAATTTACGAATTCAGAATGCGGCAAATAACACTGAACATTCAAATTGTGAATTTAAAGCGCGACATTGACTTGTTGGTATGAGGTAAATAATGGAAAACACTACAAGCACCAAAGAAAAATTGACGCTGTATGTAACCCTTATGGTCAGCACCACACTGTGCCTTTCCGTATTGGCTATGGTGATTGCGTTCATGCTTGGCCTCTGGGCCAAAGAAGTGGACAATGCTGAAATTTTTAAGATGATCAGCCCAGCTTTCAGCACCCTGATTGGCGGCATGATTGGCTTTTTATCAGGCATCAAGCTGATGCAAAACGATGAGGAGAAGAAATGTTAGGACTAGACGCACTTCTGAACGTGGGCGGCAAGCTCATCGACAAGCTAATTCCCGATCCAGAAGCCAAAGCCAAGGCACAGCTTGACCTTGCAAAAATGGCACAAGATGGCGAATTAGCAAGGATGGCCAACGAAACCGACCTGTACAAAACTGAGCAGAACAACCTGACCGACCGCCTGAAAGCGGACATGGCCAGCGATTCTTGGCTATCTAAAAACATCCGGCCCATGACATTGGTTTACATTCTGGTGGCGTACCTGCTGCTGGCAATCTTAGACGCCTCTGTGATAGATATTGCTGACGCATTTGTTGAACTGCTGGGGCAGTGGGGTATGCTGGTCATGTCCTTCTATTTTGGTGGCCGCACTCTTGAGAAAATCATGGATATGAAAGGTAGAAAATGAACCTGACGCCACACTTTACGCTTGAAGAACTCACCCACACTGACCACAGGCAGTATGACAACACCCCCAACGAAGCCGAGCTGGAGAACCTTAAGCGCCTCGCAGCCTTCCTTGAGGAAGTCAAAACTGCCTTGGGCGGAAGACCAGTCATGGTTAACTCTGCTTTTCGCAGCAAGCAAGTCAATGATGCTGTTGGTTCTAAAGATACTAGTCAGCATCGCATTGGTTGTGCTGTGGACATCCGAGTACCTAAACTGACGCCAGATGAAGTGGTCAAAACCATTATTGCCTCTGGCTTGCCGTACGATCAGGTGATCCGTGAGTTTGACCGCTGGACACATGTGAGCATCCCAAACACACCAGATGCGAAGCCAAGAAAACAAGCGCTGATTATCGACAAAACAGGCACACGGCTGTATGCTTGATGCATCCCTTATTTGATGGGAAAATAGGCCATGCCATTACAGAAAATTGTCTTTAAACCGGGCGTTAATCGCGAAAACACAAGGTACACCACCGAGGGTGGCTGGTATGACTGCGACAAAGTTCGTTTCCGTCAAGGCACGCCTGAGAAAATTGGTGGGTGGCAACGCATCTCTGCAACGACCTTTTTGGGTGTGTGCAGGTCATTGTGGAATTGGGTGACGCTGGGTAGCCAGAACCTGTTGGGTGTGGGCACAAACCTGAAGTTCTACATCGAGAACGGCGGCGCATACAACGACATCACCCCCCTGCGCGTAACTCCCCCTGCAACGCTGGCCAACAACCCATTTTCCACAGTTAACGGCTCAACCACCGTCACTGTGACGGATGCCGCTGGTGGCTATGCCAATGGTGCTTTTGTGACGTTCAGTGGCGCTACTGCAGTAGGAGGGTTAACCCTCAATGGCGAATACCAGATTACGATCCCCGGCACAGCAACCACCACATACGAGATCACGGCAGCATCGGCTGCAACTTCTACTGCAACGGGCGGCGGCGCGGCTGTCGTTGCCGCATACCAAGTCAATCCCGGCCCTGAATTTGCTATACCTTTGACTGGCTGGGGCGCTGGCTCTTGGGGTTCTGGCACATGGGGTCTTGGCTCCCCATCCGTGGATGCCTTGCGTATCTGGAATCAAACCAACTTTGGTCAGAACTTAATCTTTGGCCCACGCGGTGAAGGCATATATTACTGGGACGCCACTACAAGTTTGACCACACGCGGTGTGCTTTTGTCTTCTTTGGCAGGCGCATCTGACGTGCCCTTGCACCAGAACTTCTTGCTTGTCTCAGACGCCAGCCGCTTTGTAATTGTGTTTGGTACAAACGAGATTGGTGACACCATTCTCGACCCGATGCTGATCCGTTGGTCTGACCAAGAAGACCCCGTGCAGTGGACACCCGCCATTACCAACCAAGCAGGTAGCATCCGCCTCTCACACGGCTCACGCATTGTGACTGCGCTCCAATCCCGTCAAGAGATTATTGTTTGGACGGACTCTTCTTTGTATTCGCTCCAATACCTTGGGCCGCCTTTTGTGTGGAGTTCACAGCTCCTTGCGGATAACATTTCGCTAGTAGGCCCCAACGCTGCGGCTATTGCTTCTGGCGTGACGTACTGGATGGGCGTGGACAAGTTCTACAAATACGATGGCCGTGTACAGACCCTGCGCTGTGACCTGCGCGAATTCATTTTTAGCGACATTAACCAAGCTCAGTACGAGCAGGTGTTTGCAAGCACCAATGAAGGCTTCAATGAAGTGTGGTTCTTCTACTGCTCTGCAGGTTCATTTACTGTTGACAAGTACGTGGTGTACAACTACGAAGAAGACATCTGGTACTACGGCTCGATGGCGCGTACGGCTTGGCTTGACTCGGGCCTACGTAACTACCCACTGGCCGCTACGTACAACTACAACGTGGTGAACCATGAGCAAGGCGTAGACGACAACGCTACTGGCACTGCTACGGCAATTGAGGCATACATCAGTTCTTCGCAGTTTGACATTGGTGACGGCCACAACTTTGGCTTTGTCTGGCGTATCCTGCCGGACATCACGTTCCGTGGGTCGACTGCCACAAGCCCACAGGCTACGATGTATTTGCAGCCTTTGCAAAACTCAGGCTCTGGGTATAACAATCCCATGTCTGTTGCTAGCAGTAACAGCGGCACAGTGACGCGTACAGCGGTTATTCCCGTAGAAGAGTTCACAGGGCAGATCAACACCCGTGTGCGTGGTCGTCAAATGGCGTTCAAGATTGACTCCAACGCACTTGGTGTGACGTGGCAGTTGGGCGCTCCCCGTATGGACATCCGGCCTGATGGCCGCAGGGGCGGTTAATGACGTTTGCTGTCACTTCCGAATTTGAACTCAATAGGGTTGTTGCCCCGCGCCTGCCCGTTGCCACAAGACAATACGACCCCCGTTACATCGACCAGCTCAACAACATTTTGCGGCTGTACTTTAACCAGCTTGACAACATCATTGGGCAGTTAAAAACTTTGTCCGTGCCGTATGGCGCGTTTTCCAGCGATCAAGATCAAGTAACTACAGCCAATACAGCTACGCTGATGACGCTTAACACCACTGATTTTGCTAATGATGTGTCAATCAGTTCTTCTAAGATCACAGTGGCAACGGCGGGCATATACAACTTACAATTTAGTGCTCAATTTGTAAATACAGATACAGCCTTCCAAGATGTGTACATCTGGCTTCGTCAAAACGGTGTAGATATTCCCGGCTCAACAGGCTTTGTTTCTATCCCAAACAGACACGCAGGTACGGACGGCCACGCAATTGTTGGCTGGAACTACTTTTTAAGTATGGCGGCAGAAGATTATGTTGAGATTTACTGGTCTGTGCCTAACGTTGCTGTGACCATCCAGCATCTTGCCGCTTCAGGAACACCTACTAAACCTTCTACACAGTCGGTGGTGGCCACAATGTCATTTGTCTCAACGCCGCCGCCATGATAAACTCAATTAACCCCCATTTTAAGAGGCAAATATGAGCCTACACGCCCTCGCAGATCACATGGCCTCACGCGGTCGCGGCCCAGATACAACGCTGGTTCACATGGCCCCACAAGAAGTTGCAGGCTTGCAAGCTTTGGCTTTGGCGCATGGCGGCTCATTGACTATCAACCCAGACACAGGTCTGCCAGAGGCAGGCTTCCTTAAGAAGTTGTTGCCAGCACTTGCTGGCTTTGCACTTAATGCGTTTGCTCCCGGCTTTGGTTCTGCTATTGGTGCTGCTTTGGGTGGTT